ATAGCTTCGTAGTCACCTGCTTCAGAGAGATACGGGTTGTCAGATAGTCTAGCAGGAATGAACCTACGTTTAAATAATGGCTTACCAGCTTTGCTATGCCCTGCTGGATACCTGAGAACTTCACCTGTTTCACTATCTGTCGCATCATATGCCTTATTGTATGGGGCTGGGTCAATAAACATTTTCTTTACCCAGTGATGACCTCTTCCACCGGGGTTTGTAGTTGCCCTCATAAAGATGGGCAGGTCAGGGGCAGTGGACCGTAGACGACTTCGCATGTAGTTCCATGCATATGGCGATTGCCACTGGGTCAGTTCGTCAAAGCCTATCCAGCTAAAAGCTAGACCCTGATAGCGCAGGACATCTTCATCTCTATCGAGGTATGACATCCACAACCTCGCTCCAGATGGCGCAGTCCACTGCATCTTTCTTTCTGACCATTTTATTCCGGGCCAGATTTTTGGATAGAGTTCCTGTGATTTGAATATCAGTTCACGTAACTCTTCCGTGGTATGTCGGAGCAGTAGACCACTAAACTGTGGATGCCCCATGTAACGAAGCGGGTCTGCAAGCATGGCATACGATTTACCGCCACCTGCTGAACCACCGTAGAGAACTTCACGTTCACTTGCTGCAAGAAAGTCTGTCTGTGGGCCGGGGTTTGGTTTAAAGAGTACGTTAGCTGTTTCTTCTATGCTTTCAAACTCAGCAGCTTCAGACTGTACCTCTTGTATTTCAACCGTTGGCTTTTGCGCCTGTTCTTGCTTCTTCGATTTCTTGCGCTTTGGCGATTGCCTTTTCCGCATACTCTGCCCACTTGCGGAGGCTTTTAGCTGTGTTCTTACGCTGTCGCTCATGCTGTAACCGCTTTCTCAATCCTACATGTGATATGTATCTACCACTATTTGTACTAAGCCAGTTAGCTACCTCACGATAGCTATATTGATTTGTGTACGCTCTGGCCTTTTCAAGCAAGTCCAACTCAGTTGGAATGGGGTCAAGAATGTCGGGGTCTTCTTCGTTTCGCTTGTAGCCGAAAGGTACAGTACGTGCAATACGTGGTATCTGTACCCATTCGTTTTCTTCTTTAATGTCGGTTGGCTGTGGAAGTTTCCACTGTCCTGCTGTTCTAGTCATCTTCACTAGGTGCTTTAGCTGGCATAAGCATCACACCACCTGCTGCTTCTACCTGCACCTTCTCTGTCTTAATCAAACCTGTGCGGTCTAGCAATTCTTTAGCTGCTGACATCTTATCACGGATACCAAGTTCAGTCGGGTCATACAAAGCATGTGTCATAGCCATAGCAGCTTTAGGTGCATTACGTGCCATGTACATTTGCGTTGCTTCAAGTATCTCTTCCTTGAGACCTTTTACAATTGCAGTTGTAGCTGTACTCTCTGAATACCCTGCCAGTTTCTTAGCAGCGACTACATCGCCACCAGCCTCTTCAAAGAGGACTTCAAGAAACTTCTGCTGTCTTTCGTTTAGTTCTCTAGCCATTATTTATTTTTTCTATTATCTAAAGTTTTTACAGATAAACCACCTTTGTTAAAGCGGTAATCTGTATGGCCTTTGCGAGGCTTATCAATGTAACCCCCTTTATTATTACGGGCTTTATACATTAGGCTACCCTTTTTAGGTCCAGAACCCATTATTTTCCTGTATAAGGCTTCAGGTATTTTATCTTGGTCTTTTTCTTTTATACCTGTCATATACTCAATAAAAGAAGAAATCATACCCTGTTCATCTTTATCTTCTTTAGCCATTTTTAAATTCTCCGTGATGCATAGCATGTGCTAATTTGTGGCTGCGTCTTTTAACTTGTACAGCCCATCTGCTGTCAAGCATCTCTTTTGCTGCGGTGCGGAAATCGTTTTCATGAATACCCGCCCACATTTTTTTGAACTTACATAAACGTGGCACACCCATATTAAATGCCATGTCTACCAGTACAAGCTGACGTACAGAGTCTAATTCTGCCACGCAAGGGTGCGCTTTTAACAGTTCATCCTCGACTATTTGTACGTCATTCTCTAACAGATAAGCAGCATCTGCCTCTGTAATACCGTGTTCATATACAGCATCAATGCTTGGAAAGTCCATAGCATTTAACTCTTCTTTGGTAATGCCTCTGTCTTCAAGGTTTCTACCAACACCGATTGTATCAATGCCTAAAGTGTCCTGATACACTTCAAGACGCAGACCTTCATGCTCAATAAGTTTCTTAATAAGATGTGTGCGAATATATTTCATCTACTTGCCCTTTGCTTCCCTGCCAAGATACAAGCCATAGATACCTGTCATTACACCCATAATAACAGACACAAATGCAGACTGTGCTGTTGTTGGGTCTTCCAAATTCATAAACCATTCAGCGCAACGCCAAGACATAACTACACTAGCAATCATAGTTAGCTTTGCGGTTAGGTTTACCTTGAGGTATTTGTCAAGCCAATCAGCCATTACTTACACAAGTCCTCATAGCGAAGTGTGTGCTGTCTATGCTGAGACAAGTCACCCACATGGTTGTACGTAAACAATCTACGTAGTATTGATACTATACCACTCACTTGGTTAAACCCTTTTGTTTTTCATATGTCCTGAGTCCACCCAAGCCCAACATGCCAAGCAGCACAGTCATCAATGTATCCATATCAAACGCAGGATATGACATAGCTTGATAACCCATGTAAGCTGTCACCACATCAGCAATAGGAATAGCAAGAAAATGCACAAACAGAGCAAGTCCACAAGTCCAACCAACAAAAGGTCTCCAACCAGCTACGAATATATTTTTGCTTTTTGCTTCCTCTGCATTTATGGCAAGCTGGCCTTTAGCCAACTCTTGTGCATGACGCTCTGCCATTGTAGCAATTTCATGTGCCAGCTTATTTTTCTGGTCTTTGTCTTCAACGAACTTGCCGATGATTTCAGTCGCTGGTCCTATCAGTGCTTGTAGCATTATACGCCCCTTCTGAACTTGGCTGTTTTCTTTTGTATCGCTTTAGGCTGTCTGACGAACTGCTTACCAGCACGAGTTCCTGCTCGTTTAGCACGGGTGGTGGCTTGGTACTCCTGCGGTGACAACGCTTTGATAGCCGCAGCAGGTAAGTACCGTTCTCCAGTTTTTCCAGACGGCTTCCCACTTTTAGTTCCCCACTTTTGTTTAGTCCAAGCCTTTAGACTTTTCTGTGGTCCTTTAAGTGCCATTACAAATCCCTTAAAAATATAGCCCAGCTAAATAGTGCGGCAAGAGCAACTAAACCAAATACAAATAGTAAAACAATAATAGCTATCTCAGTCCACTGCTTTACTTTTTTTCTGTGCGCCTCTGCTGCAGCTAGTCTATCTTTACGTGCCTGTGCCTGAAACCTTATCCAATCATGCCACAGTCCGGGTCTGCCTGTGTATATCATAAGCTGCTTCAGTTCTTCTTCTTGCTGCTTCAGCTTTTCAAGATGCATGAACTCTTCTAAGTCCGCACCACCCGCACCACGTTTTTTCTTCTCGCCTTGTTTGCGTAGGTCTTCTGTGGCATTTACGTACTTGCCTACTTGTGTGGCAACGTCAGCTATCTCACGTCCGTTTTGGATAGCCATCTTGATTGCTGCAAATGCTGCATTGGCTGCGGCTATCTCTGCTAACATTTGCTACTCCACAATCTTTACTATGTAATTCTTTCCGTCTGGACCTTTGCTAATTTCAACTGTTTTGTTTTCACAAGAGTACCGCACATTACCTGTGTCTTGGTACAGGTTTCTTTCTATCGTGCGTTTAGCTTTTAAACACTTTGACAGCTTTTCAAATGCTGTGTGTTCAGCTACATCTCCTGCAAGATAAAGTATTAACGTAATTGTTTCAGTCACCATGATTTCCGTTTCGCATTTTCTCAAGCCGTGCTTCTATGGCACTGATACGTTTCTCATAAAACTCCAAAGTTAGTTTCTGTTGTTGGTCATGTGGCGCACGACCTTCATCTATCTGTGCTGTCAGTTCGTCTAGCTGGTCAGCAAGGTGTTCAATCAACATGAACTGTTCACTGTCGGCAGGTAGACTGCCCATTTCTCCACGAGGCCACTTAATACGAAACTCAGTATTCTGTCCTAAGTCAGACTCCATCATTGTGATGTTTGTTTCTATCTGATTAAGACGCTCTATGATACCAAAGTATGCCCACGTTGCGAGTGAGGCTGCAGCAACCATGCTGATAATGTTGCGAAGGGGTAACGCAACCTCAGTGTTCTCGTTCAGTTTTGCAGCCATTAGCTTTTATAACCGCCACCTGCTTTTTTGTACTCAAGGGCAAGCAACTGCGCTTTTCTAGCTGACCACTGACCCGGCTTACCGCCACGTGAGCCAGCTTTAATTTTATTGAACAGACGTTTTCTCAACTCTGGCTTGGTATAGTTACCTGCCTCGTTTACTCTGCTTTTAGCTTTCTTCTTAGCAGGTTTTTTTGGTGCTTTACGTGTTGCCATAGTTATTACCTATTTGGGTCGTAGAACTCTTCTGCTGCTATAACCACAGTCAATGTGTCTGCTGTTCCTGCTGCAACAATAAGTTTATCACCTGCATGAATATACAAAGGTTTGTCTACAGTAAACACTGACTCTGAACCTTTGCCTGTAACTGCATGTGCTGAAAATAATGTATGTGTTGTAGCTGTATCTGCTTCATGATATTTTAACGTGTAGTTACGATTACTGCTATCACTGTTGGTAATAAGCAGATGTTCTACGTGCGAAGAAAAGTTTGCTGGCACAACATAGCAATCAGTATCTGTTGTACCTGTCAATGCGGTAGCATGTGTTACAAACTTTGAACCAGAAGCGAGTACAGGCATTAATCATTCCAATCCAGCACACGTTTATGCTTCTTCCAGAACCAGTTGGCTATGGCACTAAAAAACTTACATATGTAAAGTAAGCCCCAGCCTAAGTATCTTACAGCAGCACGTTTCATCTTACTTCTTTTTTACTGCGCCACCACGCATCATTTTCTTTTTAACTGCACCGCCACGCATCATCTTTTTCTGCGCCATCTTAGCCATGCCACCACCACGCATTTTCTTTTTGGCAACACCGCCACGCATCATTTTCTTTGCAGCTTTTGCCATGCCACCTTTATTAGCGGTCATAGTTTTTGCTTGTTTAGTTTTCTTTTTTACAAACATATTACGTCTGTATTCTTCTTTTTCTGCAGGTGTCATGCCCTTTGTTTCTCTGTTAAACTGACGCAGCAGTTCCTTTGCAAAAGCATCTTTATCGTTTTGATTAGCCATTTCTAAGTCTCCGTCTGTCCAGCACAAGTGACTCATATACATCGTCAGGAAAGTGCTGGTAGTATCCCGACTTTTCTAAACTTAATGATGCATCGTCCAGTGTGGACAATCTCTGCACAAAGACCATGCAATAGTACAAGTCTTTATCTGTAACATCATCTACTAAAAATTCCAGACCTGCCTCTTCAGCATCGTAGTCTGGATGAAACACCATCAGGTGCATATCTTTACCTGCAATGGACATGGCTTCGTTTATGCCATCACAGTATCCATCTAAATATTCCATAACAGGTAGATGTTCACTTGCCCACACTACAATGTCATAGTCATGCTGGTCAAAGTCTGCAACTTCTTTTGCTAGACCATCTATGCCTGTATTGATACTGAATACAACTTTATTGTCTAGCCATGCTTGCTTTGCATAAGGGCAAGGCGGTAGCCCGTTTAACTTATCGCTAGGTATCTCTAAGAACTCGTGAGACCACTTGCGAATGTCAGTTTCTACGGGATGCATTACTTATTTTTATTAGCCGCTGCCATAGCACGAACCATGTTTTTCTGCTTGGCGGTTAGATTATCAATT